AATAACAGGATACGTCCCAGCAATATGCAGTTCTTCAGCAGGACTACTCGTACCTATACCTACTTTGCCACTAGAGTCGATACGCATGCGTTCATTACTAGCTTGATTAAATGCAATAGGCTCTGAACTGCCAGACCTTATTTGCCAAGTAGGATTTGTTAACGACAAGTCTGAGCAAGCTATACTTAAAACACCACCGCTTTGTGTTCTCCATCGTTGTGCAAAATGGTCAGTCCCACTTGTTGCTGTTTCATAGACAACTAAGTTAGCATCTGGACTACTAGTACCTATGCCTACGTTGCCGTTACTTTCTGTAATAGCACCGCCATCCTCAATAAACTGAGCATCAGCGTCTGCTCTTGTGTAACCATCTACCTGAGTAACACTGCTCTTAGAGCCAATATAACCAGCCATTATGATTGCTCCAGTACGCTCAATACAGCATCAACTGATGTGTTAGCTGATGTGGTCACTGTAACTACCTCTGTAGTCTCAGCAATAATCTTACCATCCAGTACGCTTAAAGCAGCACCTACAGGTATAGGGGCATCTTTGATAATGTATGTAGTACCTAACTGTACTGAGGCATTAACGGAAGCAGCAGACTTGTTAGCTAAATTCAGGCCAATAATAACACCAGTAGTAGCTGATGGAACGGTATATAACGTAGCACCGCCTGTAGTACCCTCTACCGTGTAGTTTTTGAAAGTTGAAGCCATTATATTCTCCTATTAGCCTAAAGCTATAGCCATTGTGATTGCAGACGCTTCAGCGTTAGCTTCGCTATTGGCTGCATTAGTCTCTGATGTGGCTGCGTTAGTGGCGCTTGTTGATGCATTAGTAGCTGAAGTAGCCGCACTGGTAGCCGATGTACTTGCATTACTCTCTGAGGTAGCAGCATTAGTAGCACTAGTAGCAGCGCTAGTAGCACTAGTAGCAGCACTAGTAGCACTAGTAGCAGCATTAGTAGCACTAGTAGCAGCGCTAGTAGCACTAGTAGCAGCGCTAGTTTCTGAAGAGGCTGCGTTTGTTTCACTATTCGCTGCATTAGTGGCACTACTGGCTGCGTTAGTCTCTGAGGTAGCAGCGTTAGTCTCTGAGGTAGCAGCGTTAGTCTCTGATGTAGCTGCATTAGTCTCTGAAGCAGCAGCATTTGTTGCTGACGTTGCTGCATTAGTCTCGCTAGTAGATGCGTTAGTAGCTGAAGTAGCAGCGTTAGTAGCACTAGTAGCAGCACTAGTTTCTGAAGAGGCTGCGTTTGTTGCGCTAGTAGCTGCATTAGTCTCGCTAGTAGATGCGTTAGTAGCACTAACGGCAGCGTTAGCGGCACTATTAGCAGCATCAGCTTCCGAAGCTAAGACATCATTATATATATCAATATATTCTGCTGTAATGTCGCCATCATCACCTTTATCGCCTTTATCGCCTTTTGGCCCTTGTGGGCCTACTACTGTTGCTAAATAATCGTCATTGTCGAGCTCTAAAGGGTTACTGGAAACTGGTGTCCCCTGACCACGATCTATACCCATTATTTTATCTCCGTGAAACGATAGACTGACCGAAGTACATACCTACTACGGACATGATTGCGTGTGGAAGCCATTCTGGTGTGACCATTCCCTCTAAGGACACATAATCAACAGCTTTATTTGTAAAGTCTAAAAATAACAGTTTAAATCCACTAGTTATTTCTATGGGTACTACAGTATTGAAGCCCCATAAAGGAGCAGTTAAAATAAAACCAGCCATAGCCATAAAAGAAACAACTAAAAAACGTCTAATCCACTGTGCGTTAGGTGTATCATAACTACGTGCACCTTCTACACTGTCCTCAGAGGCCGTAAAACGCGCTAGAAGCTGTGCTTGTTGTTCAGCCTTATCTTTCTGTGACTGAGACCATAACTTCAATACAGCGCCTCCTACGAGGCTTGCAAGCATAGTAATTACTTCTAAAGGTACACCAAACATACTAAGACCTCTTACGCTCTAATAGACGTTCTTGTTTCATTTGTTTCTCTCTCTTGCGTTCCCAGCTAATCCATGTGCCTGCAAAAGCAGGGTCAGTAGGATCAAGCTGTACTTGAGGAGCTACGATAAACATATGCGAATCTTCTCCACAGACCTTACACTTCTTAGGTTCTTTACGCTCTGCAATAGAGCTCATTTGATCTGTAACGTGTTCGTTTTCACACTTATATGAGTAGATTGGCATATATTCTCCTAAAGGTTATAAAAGGGCTCATTGCGAGCCCTTTGTCTTGCAGACTACGATTAAGCAGCAACCTTGAAAGGTACGCCAGCGTTATCGCGTAGTTCACCAACACCATAGATAGTGTCAGCGGTGAATAGATCACCCAAGTACTCTTGCTTGTACTGAGTCTGAGAACGAACTCCCAACTGTTCAGCCAATACTAGAGCATCTTTGTGGATCAAAGCACCAACTCGGTTTGCGCCACTGTCAACAGTAGGTGCATTGTTGGTAACGTAAACGTCAACACCATAAACACGACCGATCTGACCATTCTTGATGGCTTCACCAGTGCCGATGAAGGCTTGCTCAGTGAATCGGTTGATGCCTAGCATATCAGACTTAGCTACTGGAGGAAGAACCAAAGCACGATCATTCATAGGAACGTCAGCGTTGTCCAGTTGTAGCATCATAGCACGGATACCAGCATCAGTGATGTCAGCGCCAGCGCCAGTAGACCAAGTAGTACCGTCACCTTCTAGGAAAGTACCGCCATTCAAGGCTTGTACTAGACCGAATAGGTCGTCGTCTACTTGAGTAGCCAAAGCGTAACCAGCATCAGAAGTATAGAACTGACGCATGGAGCTTAGAGCTTGCTTCTCTACGATGTCTTCAATCATTACAGAATATTCGTAGTGTTTGTTGATGTTTACAATCACTTCAGTAGCAGTGTCAGTGTTCAAAGTTACTTGAGACTGAGCTGCCTTAACATTCGCAGAGCCACGACCGGGCTTTGGAATATGAATAGAATCACCTTTCTTACCAACGTGACTCATGCGAGTAACAAGGTTAGCAAGAACTAAGTTTTTCTTGTAAGAAGCGATTACTTCGTTAGACCACAATTCTGGGATAAATACTGCCCCAGTAGTGGTAGTTTGATGATTAGTACCTAGTGCCATTTTAATTAACTCCTATAGTTATTTGACACGACCCTCTGCATAAGCAGCCATAATTTCTGGTTGCATAGCCGCATAGCGTTCTGGGTCTGTTTGATTTAAACGAATGAGGTCTGCGCTACGATAAATTTTCTTACTTCCAACGGATTCACCAGACGACCTACTTTCAGTACGACCTGCTTTAAGCGCCTTTTGTTTGGAAGCCTGTTTCTCCGACTCCACCTCCTTAGTTTTTGAAATTAGTTGCCGGTCTTTCCATGTAGAAAGAAGTTCATCGGCTGCATCAAAATCATAGGCGTTTGCTTCTTGAAACAAGCGTTGGCGTACTTTACTCTGTTGAATCCATTCCTGAAACTCAGTTGATCCTACGATCTCTTGAGCATCTGGATGTGACTGATTTAACTTTTGAAGAGTTAGCTGGTGCTGTTGCTCTTCGTTAAGTTTCTCAGCTTGCTTAAGCTTCGGATGATTCTTGATTTTTTCTTCGATGTACTTATCTGGATCATCGTAGAAGTCAAGGGGTTCTTCTTTAGTCTCAGCAGTTTGCTGATTTACCTGAGATTTAAGAAAATCTTCAGTCAGTTTACGCAGTTCGCCTAACTCGCTACCTTTACGGCCTAACTCTTTCTCAAGCTGTTGGTACGAATTAACGATTTCTTCTACTGACTTATCTTTAAACTTATCTGGTACTACATACTCATCAGCAGCTTGTTCCGTTTCTTCGGAGGTTGCTTCAGTTTCTAGTACTTCTAGTTCTTCTGTATTTTCTTCTACAGGGTCAACGACAATGTTATTTACCATAGTGGTGTTCTCCGTCTTTTATCAAGATTGTGGAGTTAATAAAAATGAAACCGAGTCCTATTCGGATTGTTCAGCTTCTACAAGTTTTGTCTGTTCCTCTAATGTGATCAGCATATTGAGGATAGACAGTTGCCCCTTAATAAAGTTAAGGGACTTTTCATCTTCAGCAGCATAAATAGTGTTTAGAGAGTCATACATGGCTTTTAGATCATCAACTAATGACCTCCACCCGTCTGTCTCTAACATTACCCAACGCTGCTTGAAGAAATCTTCGTTAGTCGGGGTTTGATTCACTTAATTGTCTCGCTTTTGCTAGGTTAAGTACAGTTTCTGACTCAAGGTGCTTCATTTCTGGAATATTACGTACAGTGTCAGCAGCAATACTATCTACTTTCATAGATTTCTCTTGCAAATCTAGTGCTTTCTTCTGTAAGTCCAGAATACGCTCTTGAGCATCGGTTTCGTTTGGAACTTTAGCTGCTGCATCGGCTTGTTTCTTGTAAGCATCTGCCAAAGTTTCTTGAATTTGAGCGCCCTTGAGCTGAACATCAGCCTGAGCGTCTTGTAATTGTAGTTGTTGCATTACTTGAGCCATTTCTTGTTGTTGTGGGTCTGGCTGCATAGACTGCTGTAGCATTTGTACCATCTGTTCTCGGTTGTTTAGAGAAGAAGATTCGAATACAGTCATTAATAATGCCATAAATGCCTCAGAATCAGGAGGTAACATAGACATTAACTGAATAGTCTGTGTCATTTCTAATTCTTTGGCCATAATCCCCATTGTTGAATGAGGGGAAAACTTGTAATCTAGTACTGGATAACGCTGGTCGTCAAACTGCATCTTACGCCATACAGCTTTTTCGATGAACGGAATCAAGAAATCACTCTGGAAGTTCATCAATGTACGCTTCTGACGCTTAATAGACGCTGCCTGTAGCATAGACATACCACTTGCAGTGTTATTTCTTGGATTAGACGCGTTACTAGTGGCAGAATCCATAGCACCAGTAGCCATCTGTACCATACGTTCTAGTTCTGCTCCTTCTGAGAAGGTGTGTGCAGACAAGTTACCGAAGTTAAATGGCTGAATTACAGTACGGGGATCACCATTAGTAAGAATAGTCTTACCAGCTTTAACTTCTAACTTGACCCCTCTTGGCAATTTAGTTGCATCCATTGCCATCATGGGGTGTGTAGTCAATGCAAGAGCGTCTATACGACTACGTAATTCAGCATCCAACGCTTTCTGAGGATTATATGCTTTTTCGCATATGCCACGACCCCAGAATTTGTTAGGGACACGATCCAACTGACACGCTACGAAAGGACGATCCTTCATTAAGTAAGGATTCTCTTCAGCACGTAAAACTACTGCATCGTTAGCAATAGTAACTACAGCTTCTACTAGCTCGTCCGTTTCATAATCAAATTCCTCATAGTGAGTATCTTCACGAGGATTTAACAAACGCTGAGGTACTAGACCCCAATATTCAGTAATCTTTACTTTGTCGTCTTCTTCTGCGTGTGTCTCTTCGTCCCAACCTAAATCAGCACGATCTACAGAAGTGCCTAATAGAGGTACGTCACGATATACGCCCTTTTCAATATTCTCAACAACATGGTAACGGGACTTGATAGACTCTGTAGCTGCACCTAAACCACCATTAACATCTAAGGCAGCAGGATCAATAATAAACTCTTTAGGTGAGACAGGCTCAAGACCTACTTTAATGTAAGGTACTTCAGCTATTTCTCTTCGTGTAGTTAATGTACCTTCAACGGGCTTTTCTACAATTACACGATCTACAGTGGTGTCTACAGTTACTTTACCAATCATTGTTCCGTAGATAGCACCATTTAAGAAAGACTCACAGATAGCAGGCTTAACGCCACAGTGTTCTAGGTCTTCTTGTAGCACTCTACGTAAATAAGCCACATCTCTTGGGTCTTCGTCTAAGACATCATCATCAATGTCAAACCACTTTTCACGACCAAATGTTGCTTCTTCTAGCTCTGATACAGTAGCTTCTACAGCTTGTTGTGTTGCTGGAGAAATCAGACGAGACTTCTCTGATTCTTTTAGCTTATCTTCTTCAACCCAAATACCACGCCAGATGCGATAATATTCATCCCACTTCTGCTCGTAGTTTTGATCTCTATGGTTTTTCCAGTTTTCTAGTCGCTCTGTTAGCCAACTAGCAAGACTAGCATACTTATCATGTTCTAACATATTAATTAATACCCAGCGTGTTCATCTGTTGGCTCCCATTCATCTATATCAATGCTGTTAGCGAAATCTGCTACAGACACTTGATCAATGTAAGCTAGAGCGTCTAATTGGTCGTCATGTACTTGCGGAGAAGGAAAAGCAGTCATTTGATCTACAAAGTCTTTCCAATCTCTTTTACTGTTGAATGAAATCTTTCCGTGTTCCATTCGGCCTTGTAAAGACCAAGTTATCCGATCAGTCTTTTTCTTACCACCATGCGTTACTTCTGATATGACAACCCATCTGTTGTTTATACGCATCTGGTCTTCTAAGTAAGGCATGATAGCGTTCTTTAGAGCGCCTGCTTCTATACCTACTGTGTTTGCTTGGGTAGCTATGGCTGTGTTTAGAATACGTTCAGCCGTTTTTTTAATATTCCATCTTCCGTGTAGAATATCTTTTACCCACCAAGAGTCACCGGATATTTTGACGATAGCTATGGCAGTTTCGTCTAGCTTAGACCCTCTTGATCCTCGCTCTTTCGCTACTTGCTCAAAACCAGCAGGGTCTACTGCAATAACGTAGTGACCATCTGCTGGCTCTTCATCTTCAATGAACCAATCTTCTTGGAATATACCACCACTGAATGATTCAAAACTAGCTTCAAATTCTTGCCTAAAGGCTTGAGTAGACATTGTACGTCTAGCTACTTCTATTTCTTTAGGGTCAATTAGTGGGTTATCTGTTGAGTTAAAACTAAATGCTTCCCACTCATCATCTTTCTTTGCTTCACAATACAAATCAAAGAAGTGATTACGTCCTTCAGGTGTACCTATAAATAATGCTTCACCTTTTACGTCAGCTAGTGTAGGTCTAATGATTAGCTCCCACACAGAAGGCTTCATAAAAGCATATTCGTCTAGTACTACGTATCGTAGACCAACACCACGTAAGGTATCCGGTCTGTCACTTCCTTTTAGATAAATCTTTCTGTCATTGATCAAAGTGATCGTAGCTGTGTTCTCATGAGTGCTTTTGATTAGGTCTTTGCCTATATCTTTTAAGACACTCCACATAATGTCTTTAGCTTGTTGAAAGGTAGGTGCTATATAGAAGATGTCTTTATCTGGAGATTGTAAACCTTTTATTAGCAACGTCCACGCTGCCAAATGAGACTTACCAAAACGTCTACCACAAGCTGCTATCTTAAAACGAGCTTTAGAGTTAAATATCTGCATCTGAGCAGGGTGTAGTTCGACAGAAACATTAGGCATCGTTGGACACTTCTATAATTATTTCTTCGTACTTTTTGTCTTGCTTCTTCTTTTCTTCTTTTCGCTTAGACTCTACACTGTGCTCTATGACTGTACCACCAGCATCTTCTACTGCTTTCTGTACTGAAGTTCCTATCTGCTCAACAACAATATTGATAGCCATATCATCATTTTCATGTTTGATCTCTACAGCACGTTGTGGTGGCAGTATTCGATCCATACACATTTTAAGACAAGCTACATCACCTTCCATAGCCAAAGATATAACTTTATTGACTATTTCTGGCCCCCTTTCAGACATCAATTCTCTAGACAACTCTGTGTACTTGTTTAGAGAACCTTTTGGACGACCTTTAGGATTGGCAGACGGCATTCCTTTATAAAAATTAGGATTACCCCTTTTCTTTCGTTCGTTGGGATTATCTTCAGACATTAGAAAACTCTTTGACCACTTATGGGAGAGAATATGCTTTTTAAAAGACATAGAAATGCCCTTTAGGATTCTAAAGGGCTCTTTGGAATGTTACTTGTTTGTTAATCTTTATTGTTGTTGTTTTTATAAACTAAACAAAGTAGAACTAAACACAAGAACACTTATGTTACCGATTATAACATATTTTTTAACTAAAGTCAAGTCTATTAGTGTCTTCCTCCCGTTTTTCTCGTCTTTTATTTAGTTACTACATTCTTTATAACTAAACGTTACAACAGTCTTCTCAAGTATTCTTAAGGGTTCTACCCCCTTCTTTTCCCAATTTTACCTCCCATGTGCTTGTGACTATAGATGCAGATTTTTGTAAATACCAGAGGGGCTCCCCCGTGACCCGTCAGTCACAAAATGACCACAGAATACCTTAGAATTCACAACGTGACCCGTGAGTCACACTATGGACGGAATACTTAGGGAAGTCATGAGATGGCCAAAGGGTTCTTGAGATTTACAAAAGAGAATGCCTATGATTGTGGATATAGACCACATAAGCACACCAAAGCCAACACATGTCGCATTTAGAACACTGTGTCGCATTTACGATAGACAACAACAGTACAAGCCACAGATAGCCGTTAAGGGCTCTATAAGCTCGCTGACGGGGTTTTTATGATGGTCTTATACTTTGTATAGGGTAAGGTCTGAAAACGTCACCTGTGATTTGCATATCTATAAACGACACTATTTGTTCTATTTGCGTCAAATACAATGTTGTTAATAGTGTGCACTGTATTGGTGCAAGTGGTGTTCTATTTTGGTGCACTGTAACTGATTGTTTTTATTGGGTTTATGTAGATTGTTGTCTATATGCGACATTTGAGTGCACTATTGTGGTGCATCGGTCTGGTTATTGATTATAGACCAATATACCTAAGTAGTTGTTTTTATTAGTATTTTAAAAGTTGGCACAGCCATTGCATTATATATGGCAAGTGCTTAGGCACTGTCGCTCTTTAACAACTTATATGACTACTGGCAGATGCGCTGCAAAAGCCCACTTTATACGCTAGACCGCTAACCATAGCCATGCTTATGGGGTCTCTTGGATACTGGGGTGAGTAACTAAAGTGGTGGTTATATAAGTAGTTGGAGCTTGCCTCTTTAACATTGTTGGACAAACACACACAAGACAATATACGGCTCTGTAGGGGCTACATATGGCGGTTAGGCATGGCTGACTGCTATATCTTACAAAGCTGTATGGAGGCTATTTATAAAGCCGTTGAAGACGTATAGAAAGGGCATCCGATTATATACAGATAAGAACAACGGCTTCAGTAAGTGGCCTTGAGATCACTTAACAACAAACAAACCAACTTTAATGAGGGAATAACAATGAATACTGAAGAATTTATAAACAACTTGAATGAAGTTACAAATGATGTAGGCGCCTTAGTACATCGTATAATCATAGTCAATGGATTTTACAAGCGAGCTGTTGACGACAGCAAGTCGAAAGGCGCGGAGAAATACTTAAAACGCGCGAAGAAATACGCGAAGCACATAGATGAGTTGCAAGATGAGCTATATAACCGCTATGGAATTCGAGTTAAATAACGCTATTAAATAAGTTGTTTTTCTCAAAGGCTCGCTCAGAGCCTTTCGGTAAACCAACAAACAAACCGGAGAAATTGAATGGCTATAAATTATAAATCTTGCCTACAACAGCAAGAAATGAAAAACGAGCATAATGACTGTTCAGTCAAAGCGATAGCTATAGCGACCAATCAGCCGTACATTAAAGCACATACAGTGCTACAAAAGTTAGGCAGAAAGAACCGCAAGGGCTGTATGCCACGCCAAATACTATCAAGTATTAGAGTAATGGGCTTTAGCTATAAAGACTGCGGCAGATTAGCTAAGACTGTCACTACGTTAGAAGCCGCTGTGAGTCCCTCAAAGAGGTATATCTGCTTTGTCAGAGGCCATGTATTAGCCATTGTAAACGGCAAGATAGAGGACTGGACAGAGGGCAGACGATACAGAGTTCAAACAGTAATAGAAGTAACGCCAAACAAATCAAAGAACGCTATCCGCAAGGCCGAGCGTTACAGTAAATAATAGTAGTACTTAAATTAAATATTGGAGAAATTACCATGCAAACAAATATCAAATATTCACAGATCAAAAAACTTAAAGCATTTTGCGAGGACTTAACGAGTCAGCCAGATTGGCGTGATGTTTTTAACGCCATAACGTGCCGCGAGCATGACTTTGAAGTAAGCAACGTGCGCTTTATCGACACTGATAATATTGACGAAATACAGCAGGAAGAGTTAGGCGGTGATGAATACATACTGGGCTGTTTTAACGCTGACTTTTTGTCTGAGGTGTTGAATCTAAGTGTCGAAGTTATCGAGGCTATACAAGACGCTGAGGGCTTTGAAGCATTAGGCAAGATGGTCTTAGAAATGGACAAGCTAGAAGATGTACAAGAGCAATACGCAAGTGCTGACGGATACGGACACCACTTTAACCACTATGATTTTAGTGAAGAAGAGCTGGAGTTTGCTGGTAACACTTATCATGTATTTGATAACCGATAAAGATAAGAGGAATAAGAAATCCCTTAGTCTGATTGTATTACTAAGAGGAATAAGAAAACCCCCCTTAGTCTAATTGTATTGTATTACTAAGAGGAATAAGAAAAGAGGAGTTATAAAATGAAAAACGAAGAAAATAAATTAAAAGATTATATTGAAATATACTGGCACGTTGATGATGTTCTCGATACGCGTCCTGACCTAACTGAAAATCAAGCAAGGGAAGTATTGCACGAAGTAGGCCGGAGCCATGATGCGTGTTACGGGGTCAACTGGGACGTTATACAGGACACCGCTTGGTTAATGTATCCACCAAAAAAGGAGGATTAAAAATGAAAGATCCAGATATGACAGGCCGCAACGGGATTCCTGTTGTCGTGCCTGAGTTAGTTTGTATAAAGAAAGAAATAAGAAAAGAACGCGATAGGCTGTTTGATTTAGAACTAAAAACCGGATACGAACCGGAGTTGTTTTATCTTGAATGGCTAGAGTCTGAGAAGGCGAGAGGCGTTGAATTTGTGTTAGTTAATTTTTAGCTGAGAGGGTTTAGAAATGGAAAAATTCAAAGACAGGGTTAAGCTGGGCATATCACCGAGCGCAACAGTAACCACCATAGAAGCAAAGAAAGAGCCAGAGAGAAAAAACTATATTTTGTTTGATCCGAATACAAATAAATATTTGACATTTGGCAAGACGGGTAAAGCTCTTTATGGTAGGTCAGACAATGTAAGTGATGCTTTGTTGTTTGACGATCTAGAAAGAGTTAAAATAATATCTGAATATTACAACATGATAATAATTAAGAGGTCTAAAGATGAATAGAAACGAAAGAATAATTGCAACTGTTTTTTCTTGTTCAGATTGTGGTAGCACTGATTTAACCTTTGCTAGTGAATCCTTTTTTAATGAAGATACTCAAGCATGGGACACCGCAGACGTAGACAACCTTTATTCAGCAAAGTGCTGGGACTGTCACGATGAAGTAGACGTTAATATTAAATATGTAAGGGCAGAAGTTCCCGAACAATTAACAATTAATTTAGGAGCGTAGAGAGATGAACAAAAACGAATTTGACAAAGAGTTTTTCCTTATAGTAGCTGTTGGCGTAGTCCTATGGGGTGCGCTTATTTATGGCATGTTTGATGGTCAGCACATAGTGTGGGGAGGCTAAGACAATGAGCAAGATAGCATTGAGAGATAAAGACCACCTGAGAGCTCACACACGCCACTTAGACAGCAATTCATTTTGGTGGTATGTCACGGGTATCATGCACAGTAAAAAGCCCTTCAGCGATGAATATATGGCTTTAAGGCGCTATCGTGATTTAGGAGCGCATAGGCGTGTAAAGATAGAGAATAAAAAACTTAAATTAAAGGGGTGGATATAGACAATGAAAGCAAGAACATTTTTAGAGCTGTTACAGGACAGTTTTGGGAAAGCAGCAAAGGTGCTGCACACGAAACCGAAAGAGCCTGTAAAGCTCGGAGACCATGCGATTATATCGGGTGATTATGACGATGGGGAAATAACTTTGTATTTAGTCTGTAATGATTTAGATATGGAGCTAAGTACCTCACAACTGAAAGAGCTGGAGTATGAAGCAGAAAAGACGTATGCCCATGAGTGTGTTCACATGGAGCAAGACTTTGCAGACGACCTAAAAACAGTGCATAAGGACACCACACACGTTGATTATATGCTTAGTCGATCAGAGACAGAAGCCTATGCCCGTGTAGATATTCCTAATGATATTAGGCACTACGGGCTTTCTGCTGATCTGTGGGAGTATACTTATATCTTAGTAGGTAAGGGATTAATAGACACTGAGAAAGGCAAGGACGCTTATAATATGTTAAAATACTTTGATACTCCAATTGATGAATATATCGAGGACTATAACAATGGAAAACTTAAATACAATTAGAATGATGGAGCCCCTAAAGCTAAGTATTTGTGACGTTACAGGGGACTTATTTATAACTACTGAAAACAATCTAATGATTGTAGACCATGATCAGAGGGACGCTTTAGAGGACTTCTTGAGGATAAGTAGAATGGAAGAAAGCATTGCTATTAATGAGCGTTTAGGAGTGAGTTATGAGTAGGTGCAAAGCGTGTGACAGGCTCTTAACAGACACAGACAATGATAACCTGTGCCATTTCTGCAATAAAGTATCTATCAAAACCAGCATAGACAATGACTATGACGGAGAAGAATTAGAACTTTATGATATTATTGATGAGATAGAGCTTGACACATAACAAACATATGATTATAATTTCTATAGAACACCAAAGAAAATCTTTTAGTTTGTTATCTATTAAACAATTCTTAAAGTTTTCTTTAGTATTCTATAGAAGCAAAGACTAACCATATACTACATACATAGGAGAAACGAAATGAACGTAGTTGAAGGAACTATTGCATTTAGTAACGTCTTAACCGAAGACGAATGGAAAGGCGCACCAGTAGGGTATAATGTCACGATTACCCTAGATTCAGATGAAGCAGATAAACTATCTGATATGGGCGTTAAGTTGAAAGAATACGAAGGTAAATACCAACGTAAGTTTAAGTCTAAATTTGATATTGATGTATTAGACGCTGATGGTAATGCCTTAGAACTTTCCGAAGAACTGCCGCGAGGCTCTAAAGTACGTTTACTTTGGGCTAAAGGTGGTCTAGACAAAACACACGGGTTGACCACTTACCTATCAAAGGTTAAGGTTTTAGAACTAGGTCAACCAGAGGAAATAACCGATTTCTAGTAAGTTCCCCTCAGCTCTTGTCAAGAGTCTAAACTAGACCTAAAGACCTCTACAGTGTTATACTGTAGGGGTCTTTTTTTATACATAGGGAAATAATATTGATTGAGCTAAAACCTACAGACGACCAACTTTTGCAAGCTATAAAGATGGGTCAAGAAATGGGCACTTTGAGAAACAGCATTTCAGGTGGTTCAGGAAACACGGCTGGCTTTCTAGGTGAAATATTAACAGCAGAATATTTAAAAGCAGATCACAAGAATACCTACCAATACGACCTAATTTTGTCTAACGGAAAAACTATTGACGTTAAGACTAAACGATGCAGGTCAGTACCAAAACCAGAGTATGACGTGTCTATCGCATCATACAACACTAAACAAGATACCGACTACTATGTATTCACAAGGACTAAAGGAGATTACTCTACAGTCTGGATATTGGGTTACATAGAAAAGGAATTGTATTTTAAACAAGCAACAGAGCGTAAGAAAGGAGACCGAGACCCTACGAACGGATTTCTATTCAGGGCTGATTGCTGGAACTTAGCGATAGGTGATTTAAAGAATATAGACGATCTTAAACTAAAGGAGTAATTATGAAATTACTAATATTGATTTTTATGCTTACACTGTCTTTTAACAGTAATGCATATTCCCCACCACTAATCTGCAAGAACGATGCGCCTGCCTATGCCTATACAGGTTTTAAAATAAAGGAATCAGATTCTTTTATAGTCCCATCCGGTCACTACGCTGTTATCGATGTTATTTTACAGCCAATACATGAAGATTTTTTATTGTCTGGTAAAGTGATGAACAGTGATGGCG